GCTGGCATGTTTTTGGTACCAAATTCAATGAAATATGCGTAATATGTATCTACGCCTCGTCGCTTACCGCCCGCTGACATAGTAGCCGTCAAATTCTTCCTCGACACCGAGCGAGTAATGCCATCACGTAACGCCCCCGTGTCAACAGGAGCCATACTTTTTGCGTCATCGACGGCTTTTTGAACTTCTTCTCGCAAGACTTGAACTATTGTGTCCTTCGCTTGAGTGTTTACCCGCCGCAAAGCGTCTATGTTTTCTTCGACACCCTTAACACTTACTGAAAGTGGCATATTATTTCACCTCTGGCTCACAGTCAAGGTACATCCAGCGCCTCTTTCCGTCATGCCTTATCGCCTTTACAACCAGCCTTGTGTCGTAAAACTTCACGATGTCGCCTATTTTAACCGCGTCGTTATACCTCATAGTTACCTGATGCGTCCTTATCTCAGTGTCCTTCTGCGCTATGATGCCTGTTTTTGACTTCGGCGCCTCTACCTTTGCCCAAGGTGATATGATCACGCTTTCCGTTACGCCCCAACCGCCCATGCCGTCGCTGGTCTTCATCTTGCGTATTATGCTTATCTTGTCTCGCAGTTCGCCTATGTACGTCATATAGGGATCTCCCGCTCCTGATATAGAAGCATCTCAGCCGCCGCTGGTATCTGCGCCGCACCGCTTGAAGAGGCACCTATAATTACCTCTTCCCTGTTCTCGTACCAATGCCCGATCATGAGTAACATCGCCTGTTTACAGCGCATAGGCACAGCGCTTGCGTCCCCGTAACCAGCTTTATAAACTATCTTCACGCCAAGCCTTTCGCGTAAAGGGGCAAAGGGCCAACCCTTTCCGTACAACACGCCGTCTGGAGACAGCCAGTACGTCGACGGGTCAACTTCAACCTCTACACCCTCTAGCGTGAAGTATGATATTGACACTACCTCCTGCACAGGGCCCATCGGCAACTTCAAAGGGCAACTTGGCCATTCGTTTAGGTATGCCGTTACAGTCCTTGTAATCCATGACCTGCCCTGAAACGCCTCCCCCCATTCCCTTGCAGTCCTTATGAGGTTTTTTATGTAGTCGTCGTCTGGATGTGATGTGATGATGGTAGGCTCCCCTCCCGGTTCTTCTGGTTCTATTTCAGTTATGATGGTGTCAACCAGCCTCAAATGCCTTTTTGCCTCTTCGAGCGTTACTGGTTCTGCTTCTGGAGCGCCTATCTCAAGATACATCACATCACCCCCTCTCACTTCTTTTTGCCGCCCTTTGGCCTGCCTTGAGGTAGCACAGCTTTTTCCTGAGGTTCAATGGCCTCAGTTTCTACGACAGGCTCAAGCGGAATTGCCGCCCCTGCCTCTATAAACTGCCTTGCAAGCCTGTCCTCTATGTCATATTCAAGGTCGGCCATCCAAACGCCGTCTGGATTTGCCGCAGTCTTTACCATTCTTACCTTCAAGGCCGCATCTCCTAACCAGTCTAAGCTATGATCCCAACGCCTTGGAGCGCATCAATGATGGCGTTGATTGCCGCCACTATCTGAGCGTTGGTTGCTTCAGCCTCAAGCTTCGTAATTGCTCCAGCCTGTACGCCAGCCTTTGTAATCTTTCCGCCTGCCTCTACCACCAGTTCGTCTCCGCCCTGTTTCCTGTAAATCTTTGTGCCGTATTCGCTCATTTATCAACCCTCCAGTTCGCTCTTATCCACATACCTGTGGATAATTACGTAATTTTTGTGCCTAATTACAAGCGGATCTTCGCTTATGACCTTCTGGCTTAAATTGCCAGCTTCCCATTCAATTTTGTAAATCCCCTCAATCTCAGTAATGGCCTTATGTATGGCTTCAAGCATTTTTCTTTTGTGTTCTTCAGAAAACTTTTTGCGGTTTTCTTCATCAAAGCCATTGCTGTGCTCAAACACAAACTCATAGGGAACGCTCACGACCGTCGCCAGGATAGATGTTTCTTCAACGTCGCCAATTACTGTTTTAACCGCCTTATAACCCATTACGTACGCCTCCTTTGTTTTAATGGGGCCGAATTTACGGCCCCATAACCATTACTACGCGGCAAGCTTTAGCCTTGCAAATGCCTCTGGCAGTACAGGCGCACCGTCAACCCACATGCGCCCGATAAACCCTACCTGTGAGGTAGCGGCAAAAAGCTCGTTTAACCTCTGGATCTCCATGCCAAAAAGTTCGGCTATCCAGTAAAACTGGAAATTGCCCAATATGCCGATATAGCTTCCAGAAGTGAAGGTATTAGGCGCATATTCCGACTCGTTCACAGGCAAGCTCAATATCGTGTCTGGTTGGCCTGCAATTAAACCCTGTTGCCACATGTAATTGCCTTCTCCGTCTTTCAGCTTGCAAATGGCCTTTATGACGTCCCTGTGAAAGATCCATTGTGCCCCGTTCCTGTACTGGGCCTTAAGCTTATATTTTGCCTCTATAAGGCTGTCTGCCGTTATAGCGGTTGCGTTGCCAGTATTGACGTCCCTTGATGTCGGTATGCCGTTCGTATCTGCCTTAAACACGCCAAGGGGTTTTGCACTCCCGTCGCCGTTTAAGAAGTTGTTTTCCATGGCCGTGGCAAACTTATATGTAAGTCTGTCGCGCACAAGTGCCTCGGCAGGGATTGCACTAACTCTGAGCAATTTCATTGATATCTTGGCCAGCTTCGCAAGCTGTTGAGGTTTTAGATCCCGCTTGCCAAATTTCATATCCGTATCTGCCGTTGACGACAGGTCTTGAACCTCGGTTGTCCATACGGGGTCGCTTAAATCGGTATCAAGCGACGGAGCGCCAAGGGAGTCTGAGGTCGTTACCTGAAACACCCTTGAAATCCGCCTCACGAATACCGCATTGTCCAAAGCCTTTATCAGTTCAGCTATAAACTGCTGAGGAGGCACAAGATACCCGCCCTGAGTGCCGTCACCGGCCACTTGCAGATCCCTTAGCTCTGGCATTACTACTCCAGTCGTTATGTAGGAGCGGAAAGCGTCCATAACCTTGGCTTCCCTGTCCTCTTTCGCACCCTCAGCGCCTAAAGGCGCCTTAAATGCCCTATTTACAGGTTTATCGAGCTCCCTTTCTTCCCTCTCCTGCTCCTCAAGCCTCTTGGCCCTCTTGGCAAGGGAGTCCATCTCATCGAACATTTTGTCATATTGCTGCTGTTCCTCTGCCGTGAAGTCCCTGTTCTCTGCTTCTGCCCTGTCCACAAGCGCCTTAGCCTGCTCCCAAATATTCGCCCTCTTCTCTAACAATTCCTTTATTTTATCTGCCATCTTTTATACCTCCTTAATCCTGTATAGTTCTAATTTTCTTTTTGCTATCATAATTTTTCGTTTCGACTCCTCTTCCCACGGCGGTATGCGGTCAAACTGTCTGTAATGACTGCCAAGGTGTGCCTGTACCTTCGGGATGTCGGCGTCTGGTATGTCTGTTTGCGATAGTCTTGCCGCCGCGTTTGCCACTCCCCGCCACACAACTGCCCCATCACTAGGTCTGTGATGAGGAAGTTCCAAATCCCCAAAAGTCTCTGGAGGCATCATGGCCGCCCATGCATAGTGGCCTGCGATTCGGCGTTTTTCTGCGTCGGATAATTCATCCCAAGGCGTTGAGGTGAAGTCTGAAAGTGTAGGAGCTTCCCATGCCTCGCCTTCTGGAGCTTTCTCCCTTGATACGTCCTGAGGCGATACCCCCCTTTCCTCTTTGGTCTTCATGTACGCTTTATATATCTCCTCTGCGCTCCTTAATCCTACAGAGGTTGAAGGATACGCTGGATAAGTTACAGGGCTAACGTCATAAAGGCGGCCTATCTTTTTTAAGATCCTTACTGGCATGTCCCCGCTGTCGTCCCACTCCTCAACTCCGCCCTCCATCGAAAAAGCGAAGCTCGACTGGTCAATGTCGCCTCTGCGTAAGTGCTCAACTAAGTCTCTCCCTGCCGTGGTCTTCATGTTAGGCGTAAATTCGTAGCGGAGGCCGTATTCGTCCTCCCATACTTTTAAGGTGTTGTTCTTCGTCCTCGCCACTATCTGAGACGGGTCATGATTAAAAAGCGCCCTTATGTCCGCTCCCCTTATAGCCTCGCTGAACGCTCCCTTGGTTATCTTTTCCTTAAACCCCCAAAGCTCCTCAGACAATTCGTTAAACCTTGCGGCATAACCTGAAACCACAGGTTCGGCGTCAGTTCCTCGAAGTTCAATCTTGGCGTTTACGTATCTGCGCTCAAGGTTATTCCTTCCCATCCTCTTCGTTCCCTCCTTTCTGTGCTGGTGCCGCAGAAGTTATCGGCACCATGTTGCCGTTTATAAGGTAGGCGTCCCCGCCCTGTTCTGGCGGGATCGGGTTCATGTTTTCAAGCTCCCTGATATCGTTTGCGCTAAGCCACCCGTCGTTTCTTCCTTTGCTGTAATACTGGGCCCTGCTCGCGACGTCCCCACGGAGGAGACCATCTATGACAAATTCGACGTAATACTTTTTCTTGTCCGCTTCGCGAAGCAGTTGCCGCCTTATCTGCTGTTCCCAGTTAACAAGCCTTGGACGAAGGCAATCCTGCACAAACTCTATGGCCATATGTTCAATCGAGGCGTAGCTTGGCTTCTCGAGCGACGATATCTTGTGGAGCGGTACTCCAAAAAACCTCGCCACCTCCTCTGCCTGATACTTCCTAGTCTCGATAAACTGAGCGTTGTCGTTCTGTATGGTTATCTGATGCCACTTCATGCCAGACTCAAGGAATAAAACCTTATGGTGCTTTCCAAGCCCAGCGTATTTTTGCGTGAACGACTCCTTAAAGTTCTTCATTGCCTGCTCCGACAGTTTCCCGGGGATCTCAACTATGCCTGACGCAACCGCACCGTTGGCAAAGAACGACGCCCCGTACTGCTCCGCCGCCAGCGCAAGGCCCGCTATCTCCCTCGCAAACATTAGTGGCCTATACCCGCTTATTGCGTCGTTTGATAAACCCCTTATATGAAAGATGTCCCTTTGTGGGAGTACTGTGATGGATTTTTCTGGTAGGCTTATTTCGTAAAAGAGTTCTTGAGCTTCGTTTCTGAAGGGACGCACAAAGGGAGCTGGAATTGGCCACAGGCTCGTAACCTCCATCCTCCCGTTCCTCTCAATGTAGGCATAGCAGTTTCCAAAAAGCTCAAGCTGTGCCTGCATCATTTTTCTAAAATCGAAACTGCTCATCTCTTCGTTAGGTTCATATTGAATTATATCATAAAGCCAATGTTCGCGCGCCCTCCTTCTGCCCCTAGGCTCTATGCGTTCGTATGTCGGCACAGGCAACGACGCCACGGTATTGCTTATCAAGTTAACGCAGGCGTAGACTGCCGATACCCTAAGCAAGTCCTCCTCAGTAAGGCTAAGCCCCGTTGCCGATCCCCCGCCTGCGAGCCACGACGCAAACCATTGTGGCGAAACAGGGAAAGGCGATGCTCTCTTTGTAAAAGTCTGTTTTATTTTTTGTAATATGCCCATCTCAAGCCTCCTTCACATTTACACCGCGAATACTCCGCGGCTCTCGTATGCGCTCTCTTCTGGAGCTTCCGACTGGAGCATTGTCGATATTGCAATGATAACCGCCACCGCTGGATCTATTCTCTCTGTAGATTTATCCTTTGCTGGCTTTATGTTGCCCGCTGGGTCTTGCGCAACAACTAGGTTATCCATCGCCCACGTTAAGACAGGATTGTTGTTGTGCCGAAGCTTCCTGCCTATTATCAGTCTTTCAAGCTCCTTGCACGCAGGCGACATTGTCTTAAACCCTTGGCGCACCTCCATTACAGGCACACCCTCGCTTTCAAGGTCGATGGCCCACTTTGTTGCGTTCCACGGGTCATAACCTACTACCTGAAGGAGCGGAAAGCGTCTCTTTATCTCATCCGTTATGGCAATCCTTATGTAGTCGTAATCTATGACGTTGCCCTCTGTCGCCGTTATGTGGCCCTGCTGTGCCCATAAGTCGTAAGGTACCCTGTCGCGCCTTACCCTTGCCGCTATGTTTTCCCTCGGCACCCAGTTGTATGAAAGCACATGGACCACCCCGTCGCTGTCTGGCTCAAATACCAAGGCACATGAGGATATGTCGGTTGTAGTTGAAAGGTCTACGCCCGCCCAGCACCTCAAATTGGCCAACTCTTCGTAGTCCACCTTTCCCCCGCACTCTCTCCACGCCTCCATGTCGATCCATCTCGTATCCTGCTGTGTCCATTGGTTGAGGTAAAGTCTCCTGAACGTGTTTTGGTATGCAGGGATCTCTTTTGCCCGCTGGCACTCCTGCCTTAAAAAGTCTAATTTTATCGTAACGCCCAAGTTGGGATTGGCCTTTGCCCATACCTTTTCGTCTGTCCAGTCATCCTCTGGATCCGCCGAATAAATGACTGGTAAAAAGGACGGATCTTTTATTACACCGTCCCGCACCTGCCTTGCATATTCATGAACTTCCCAGCATATGCTGTTCCTGTCATAGCCCGCAGTCGTTATGGCAAGCATCAAAGGTTGGCGCCTTGCCCCCATTGATGTTTGCAGCGTGTCCCAAAGGTCACGGTTCGGTGCAACGTGTAATTCGTCATAAACCACCGCATGGGCGTTAAAGCCATGCTTGCTGTATGCCTCAGAGGATATTGCCCTGTAGAAGCTGTTTTTCTTGTAAAAGACGATGCGCTTCTGCGAATTTATAATCCTGCTTATCTTAGAAAGCGATTTACTATTTCGCACCATCGTAGCCGCTGCATTAAACACAAGGGAGGCCTGCTCTCTGTCTGCCGCCGCCGAATAAATCTCGGCCCCCGGTTCCCCGTCCGCAAATAAAAGATAAAGGGCAATGGCCGCGGCAAGCTCAGACTTCCCGTTCTTCCTTGGGATCTCTAAGTAAGCCGTTCTGTATCGTCTAGTGCCGTCCTTGTTTACATACCCAAAGAGCTTTCGGATAAACTTCTTCTGCCAAGGCTGGAGTATAAAAGGCCTGCCTGCCCACTCCCCCTTGGTGAATTTTAATGCCGATATGAATTTTATAGCCGCATCGGCCTTTTCCTTGGAATACACACTAGACCCCCCATTGCGCCCTCATAATCTCCACAATCTCGTCGTCCTCGTCCTCGGCGCCGCTCGGTAGTTCTATTCTTGCCCTTGCAGAAGGCGTCATGCCGAATTCAGCGCAGAACGCCCTAATCTGCTTTAAGCACTGGTTCGCTATCCCAACCTGAGGCACCTGTTGCAAATACTTTATCTTGCCGTCGCTTCCCCGTATGGGATAAACGCTCCCGTGCTCCTGTATCCACATTTCTGCCTCTTTCCATTTCGCGTAGCTCTGACAGTAGCCAGCAAGCGCCGTTGAGTCTATCTTTGAAAGGAGTCCAATTTTATTCAGTTCTGGCGCCACTCTGTCCCACTCCTTCTTTGCCTCGTCCGATAACCATTCTGGGCATTCTGGCATCTCGCCGTCTGGTTTTGGCTCGTTCTTTGGGAGTGGTCTCTTTGACGGATTTCCTTCAAGTATTCTTAGTGGCGTAGGCTTTTTTGGCGGCCCCGGTTTTGCCATTGCGCTTTTACACCTCTTCTAATACCTTTAATTCCTCTTTTTGCCGCGTTTCTGTCACTGTGTTTCCGTGCGTTTGCTGGATCTGGTTTTAACTGATCCAGCGGCACTTCTTTTATCTCCATCAAGATACCCCCCTATCGCAACCTGCGGAATCTCGCGCGCGAC